CCCTGCTAAGGGTGTAGGTCGCGAGAGCGGCGCGAGGGTTCGAATCCCTCCGTTTCCGTCTGTTATACTTAAATAGGTTAAAATACCTTTGAAAACCCCGTTTTTACGGGGTTTTATTTTTATACTTTTAAATAGTTTTCATATCAAGCCGACAATGTGGTCGACAACTTACTATTTTATATTAAAAGTTGTCGGTTATGTTGTCGACCTACTCTCTATACTCCTTGCTGCTCTAAGCTTTAATTGTAATGACTACTTATTGATTTTTTATCAATATTAAACCCCATCAATGAATAAATTGATGGGGTTATTATCTGAGTAAGGCCATTTTTGTACATTGTGATATGTAAAAAAATGGCTTATTTAAGAATAAACTTTAGAACTAAATAGAATGAATTAGAACATTTTTGGCACACGCTTGACACTTTTACGAATTAATTTTTTTCTTATCTTTTAAATCTATATACGATTTATAAAGTGTAGTCGTAAAACCTGTTAAAACAAAGATAGATATAGCTATAAAAATATGCATATCTACATTTACCAAATGATCTGCAAAATTATCTTTTAATATTTTATCTGTAACTCCGTTACTAATTGATTTCATTAAATTAGAATATAATGTAAATCCTGTCGAAATTAAACCGGTAAACCAAGTTAGTATAGGGAATAGTACATTAATATTAAAGAATTTATTTGCAAAAATTGAAAGAACTAAAGTAACAATAATGTTTATGGCATACCATATTGCTATAAATAATATAGAAAACCACATAGTTCCTTCAAACTCATCAATATCATACTTATACGATACACTCTCGAATCGTGGGAGCACTACAGATGCAATACTAAGATATCCCCAATATATAAGAACCTGTACTCCAATAAATAAAATCGCAATAAGAATATATAAAAGTATAGTCATAATTTTTTCATACCACTTATTTTCATTTTGTGACATATTTTACCTCCTTTCAATACTTAATAATAATTAATTTATTATATTGTGTATAGACAGAACATAACAGCGAACAAAAAAAGAACCATCCTAATCGACAGTTCTTTATAGTTTTCTTTATTTAATTAATTTTTCTAAATTAGACCGACATTAAATTATTTACGAATTCATCTTTAATTTCATATACTTTTGGTCTTTCTTTAATTTTTGTTAGCTTATCCTTATGTTTTTTTATAATATTATCCAATTTACCTCTTTTGAAAGGTAAATATTCAACTAATTCTTGAAGACTAAGTCTTGTATATTCACTACCAAAGACCTTATCTTGTAATAGTACAAATAAAACATTACTATCATTTTCATTTAGATTTAGATTTTTTAAACCTTCATATAATTTTTCAATCATTTCAATATTTTCTTCAAATTGTTCAATAGCACTTGATTGCCCTTCAATTATTAGATCTAACATTACATTTATAAAAGAAGTAAGTTCTCCTTTATTTAAAAACTCAGATGTTGCCTCGAATGCTTTATCATATTTGTTTTTATTACGATTTATTGTATAAGAAAATGTTAATGCAGTAACGTGTTCTAAATGTTCATTAAGTAATTTTGCTACTATATATCTACCTAGTCTCCCATTGCCATCATAAAACGGATGTAAGTATTCAAACATAAAGTGACTTGCTAATATTTTTAATAATTTTGGAGCTTCATAATAATTAATAAATGTAATGAGTTTATTTAAAAATTCAATTATTTCATATTCCGAATACTCATTTCTATGCAGCCATTTTTCTCTAGCAACATCTCTAACACCTACTCCTTGATTTCTAAACATTAATCCGTCTGGACGATCTTCCTCTTCTATATCTTTCGATAATAATAAGTCATAAGCCTTTCTAAAATCAGACACTTCATTGAATTTAATTTCTTCATTACTTAATAATAGAGCATATAGCTTAACTAACCCTTTAAATCTTTTATTGCTTTTCGTATTAGTTTTGTTTAAAACTGCTGCTAATTCTTTTTTAGTACTTTTGACATTTTCTTTTTCATTTGTACTTTGTAATTCATTTATTAGTAATCTTTTAAGATATGAAGATGTAGCAACACTAGGTTGACTATTCATTAATTTATTAATTTTACTTGAATTCATTAAAATTTTTTCCGATTTTATAAACAAATCTTTAGTCGGACAGAAAAACAAAGGATACTTAGTGCTTCTTATTTGAACTTGATTTCTGATCGGGTTAATTTCAATGCCAGTATCATATGTCGAAAAATGATTTAATCTTAACTGATACTCATTTTCCATAATTTGATCTCCACTCATATGAAATATAGATTTCAATGTTTTATAGTTCATGATACTTCACCTTTTTCTCTTTTAATCTCAATTTGTCGATTTATATTATATGGATTTAAACTATTATAATACAAAACTATTATTTATGATACATAGAGTGTAATTCTTACGTTTGTTTTTTTCAAAAAACAAGGCAAACGGCAGCAATAGTTAATATATAGCGTGTGTATTTCCATATTTTTATGCATAAAAAAACACCACGCTCATAAGAACGTGGCTTGAACGATTTACACTCATTTAAAACACAAATAATAAAACTAAAATTATCATAAATTTTGAGGTGCCTATATCATAACATAAAAAAGAGGGACAAGCACTAAACTTGTCCCTCCATAAAACATAATGAAATTTGTAAACGTATAGGATATTATCCCAAGTTGATTATAGCATATTATTTTAAAGTTCCCCATACTTGTTTCATTTTGTTTTTAGGTGGTTTTTTACCATTCCATGTTCCTACTGGTAAATAAATTCTTTCACCTTCAAAGCTGTCATATCCTACCCATACATGCTTATCTTGTAACATAATTTCATCATACTCAATTTTAGTGTTAGGTGGTAAATCACCTGCTGCGTTATTTCTCAATCTGAATGGACCAACGTAACGTGCTTGAATAGGTTGATTACCATTAATGAATGAGCCTTTTTGTGCTTTGTAGTAAGTTTTATGTTTATTTTTCTTCCAACCAGTAGGTAATACTTCTTGTTTAGCTTTTTCTTTTTTTACTGCTTGTTCGATATGCTTTTCAGTAACTTCTTTGGCATTAGATGTATCTAACTTACCACCATTAGCATAGAACTTAATACGACTAATGAAGTAATCGATTAACTTCAATTGGTTTCTTCTTGTGTAAGGTTGACCTTTACCGATGTGAATTTCCCATGATCTATGTGGACAAGATGTTTGAGAGTATTCGTTGTGTAAGTGTACTGTATCTCTATTAATAGGTAAGTTGTAAGATAACATTACTTCAGCTGCAGTTTTTAATGTTGCTTCTTCATTCTCTAAGAATAACTTATCAGAAATACGTCCAGGATAACTTTCACACACTTCAAATCCAATTAAGTTGTTGTTTGCCCAAAAGTTAGCACAGTGCCATTCTACAAAGTTAGTTGGATGATACCATAAACGCTCATTGCGATTAACATATACACTAGCAAAACCATTTACATGTGTACCGTTTTGTTCTCTTGCATATAACCATGGTAAATACTGACTTGGTGTCATACTGCCATAGTCGTTGTGTATCCTTTTGTTTACTTATAGACGCTACTCTATAAATCTGTGTCGATTCACATGCACTCTCATTACAAGACGTGAGCAGACTATTTCTTTCTATCTACGTGAGATAGTTCTTCTTTCGAACTCGCTTGAGTCCTACCGGGAGGCAATCCCGTAGTCGTTGAACATTCCCCATATCTATTGACTTAGGGGTAGTGCTGCTAAACTAACCAATCCTTCAACTTGTTAAACTCTCATACAATCCTTTCGGTTGTATTGTAGTGTGAAGGCTCTTAGGTTTTTCAAAGCAATTTATGTTTTAAGTACATATACCTCGCGATATATGCAGTGCTAAATAAATTCCCATTTATACCCGTTACATTGTTTTCTTTTTCCTAAGCAAACAGACGAAATGTGTCTTTGACTTCCATAACCCTTTCTTTCAGCTTCGGCTTGAGAAGGAAAATAAAAAACTTCACCAGTTTTTAAAGAAGTTGCTTTTACTGATTTTGATTTTTTACCATTAGTATTTTTTGAAATCATTCGAGATTTTCTTGTTCCATAATTATTATTTTCTTTTGATGTAATGTACTCTAAATTTTCTAGACTGTTATCATTTTTGTTCTCATTTTTATGGTTAACCTCATAACCTTTAGGTTTTGGACCAACAAAAGTTAACATTACTAGATTAGATACATATAAAGAACGTCGCTTTTTATCTTTATATAATGTTACTTGTAAATAATCGAATGCTACTTTATTGGTTTTTAAGATACGTCCTTTTTTTAGTATTTCACTCTTATTTTGTGGTAAATAAATATATCTGTCTTTTGAACGTATTTTACCTAAATTAGACGCTTGATAAAAATTTTCGTAACCGGGTATATCTTTCCAAATTTCTTCCATACTATAATACACCTGCCATAATCATTATAGGTGTATTATACCATATATTTGAGAATTATTTTCTTACACCACTCCTGCTATACTTGCTTTACGATTAGTGATTTTAGAACCATTGATATGAGATGAATAAATATCTTTCATTTTAACATTACTCCCTTTTTCTAGTTTTTGATTTAGTTTTGAAATATCGTATTTTTCAATAGGAATACCACTACATACTTCTGCCTTTTCATCTTTCAAGTTAGTACCTTTAGGACGTAACTGAAGGTGTAAATGTGCGTTCATTGGATTATCATAGTAGTTACTTGAACCCTGCAAACCGATAATATCGCCTTGATTAACTTTGTCACCTTCACTATATTTGAGTGATTGTCTTTGTAAGTGACCATAAATCCAATCGTTTCCGTTAGCGTCTCTAATCTCAATTGTTCCGCCAAAATTACCATGTGTTTCGCAAGTGATAACTGTACCACTTGTGACTGCTGGAATATCATTAGTTGCATTATTATATAAATCAAATGCTCTATGATAACCACCGCAGAATTCATCATAATTAATACCATTTTCAATATAATTTCTAAATCCATAATCATTAGGATAATTGTCATATCGACGTGGATCAGAACTAATTTTCCAACCCTTTTGTGTTAAATAATCAATTGCAGTTAACATTCAATCACTCCTATTTTAAGTTATTGTCTTTTAAAACTTTTTCTTGTTCTCGTGATTTTTTACGTAAGATGTATGTGTTTTTGTACACGCCATAGATACCAACTAACGATGGAATAAATACCATTAAGAAGTTTATCCATGGTTGCACATGGTCAGGATTTAAAAACTCTACTTCAATTCCACTTGCTTGTAATGCTAAGTATAAAAGTGCAAGCATTCCACCAAATTGAGAAATATATTGCTTAATTTTATCTTTTTCCATTTCTTCTCACTCCTTATTCAAAATAAAAAGCCGACACTAAAAGTGCCGACTTAAAATAATTTCTATTTACAATTTCCAAACCAGAAACAAGACCAGAAATCAGCTTTTGCAAATAATTTAAACATATTAATCACCTCCTTATATGCCGAATACCATTCTGATAACAGCAAAAATAATAGAACCTGCCACTGAAAAAACCATACCTAACATTAAACGTTTCATCTCTTTGATGTTTTTACGATTTTCTCTTTTACTTTCTTTATCAATTTCTCGTTCCCGATTAATACTATCTAAGGTAAAGTTCATTTTTTGATTGATCAATTCTTGGTTATGTTGCCCGTCTTTTATTTGCTCCAAAGAAGCGAATATCTTTTCATCATTATCTTCTAACCGTTTTATTCTTGTTTCATAATCGCGTCCTTGACTATCCTCCATTCTTGCACCTCTATTCTGCGTTAGTTTCAGTTGTTTCTTCCACGTACTCTAATAAAGTTGTTAGCTTTACTGGTTTGACTGTCAATTTTTCAGCAATAATACCGAACTCGTAGTTTAATTCGTTTAAGCTATTTAAACGTTCAGCAAGTACTTTAACTTTATTTAAATTATCGAATTTAGTTGCGATATTCACATTACTAGTTGGATAGAATTGACCTCTGAAGTCATTATCTAAAACAGCTTCTTCTCCTTTTTCATTCACTTGTACTAAGATATAACTTTCTGTGTTTTTTACGATTTCGTTTGCCATGATAAATTCCTCCTAAAATTTGGTATAAAAAGAGTGCTAAAGGTTACTCTCCTTCAGCACTTACAGTATCTTTATTTTGTTGTTCTTCTTGTTCTCTAATTACTGCTCTTAACATTGCATTTTCTTGTGAAAGTTTAGCGTTTTGAGTAACTAACTCCTCGATAACATAACTTGGATTAGCTTGTAATTGATTGTTCATTTAATTTTTCCTCCAATTTATCTACTTTTTTAATTAATTCTTGGATAGCTTTAGTGTTCCAAAACATGACTTCGTTTCCATCAAAACCATCTCCATGTCGCCATTCAATAGGTATTTCACGTTCGATGATAATACCGTGATGATTACGTGCATAGTTTGTTTCTTTTTCTGAATTTAACTTGTATGAATACAATCTCAAGTCATTTCTGAATGCATCTAATACACTATAATTCCATTCTTTAATATCATATTTGAATTTTTCAGACGACATAGCGTGCCAGTTAGCAAAGCGAATGTCTTTATATCCTGTATCTCCACCGTTATACCGTAAGTTATTTGTCACTCGTAATTCTCCAGTAGACACACCTATATAGAAATCTTTAGCAGTATTAACTCTTATAGAGTTCGCTTGTACATCTAAACATTGCAAGTCTTTGTATCTCACATCGCCATTGTTGTAACCTTTTTTATCGGTTATACGTAATGCATCGTCTACTAAAATATAACCATTACTTCCTTTAGCGGTTAAATCTCCATATAATTTATCTCCAAAGAAGTGGCCAGTACCGATATCACCGTCTTTGTTTGTTGCATAGATTGTACTATTAACCGAACTTTTACTAAATCTTATTCCTGAACCATATTGTGACGTATCACTTGAAACATTACCGTATTTAAGAACACCGTCTGTGTATGCACCACTATCGTTTTGTTTTACATACATAGCAAATTCGTTGTTTCCAGTTCGGTTATCACGATACGGTCTGAAATAAATGCCATAGTTACTTTCAATATTTACAGTTAAGTTTGCATTTAGAATAATACGACTGTAATCACTTTCTAATGCTACTGCACCATAGGTTGAGTGAAGTCGTACACCACGAGAAGTATCATTATATTTTGTAGAATGAAATTCTAATGTACCTGCTGTTTCATCACCAGCACCAGCAAGCATTGTTGATAAACCTTTTTCGGTTAAATATAAGTTATAACCAGTTGTTCTATTTTGTACTTTTACAGTACCACCTTGAATACCTAATCTTAAATTAGCGGTATCAGTTTCGTTTGCCCAAGTACGTGTGAAAGAACCATAAGAAAGGATAGAATTATTTCTAATATCTATATAATCAACACTATCCCCACCACGAATACCAATGTTATTCATATTAATATCTAAACCTTCAGAACTTAAATTTAAACGGTTGATAATTTCATTCTTGCCAACTTTATCATCAACTCTACTTGCCATGACATTAAAATCTTTATTGACTGTAATATCTACTTTATCGCCTCTAAGTTGAATACCATTTTTATCCATTGTGTATGATTGGATATTACCGTTTTCATCGTAACTTAAATTTATTCCTTTAGTTGTGGCTGATATTTCTGAAATCACTTGAGATAATGTTTTACGACTAGCATTGAACTTTTGTTCATCAACTTTTAACGCTATTTTATCACCATTTTGAGATATTGATGTTTCTAGTTTAGTCATGGCTATATCATTACTTTGTTTATAAGCATCTGTGTAATTTTTAGCGTTTGTTTCGGCATCGTTTGCTTTAATAACTGCATAATCTTCTGCTGCTTGTTGTGCTACATTAGCTTTGTTTTGCGCGTCTTGTTTAGCAGTTTCTAGTTTGCTTTCAGCGTCTTGTATAGCGCGATGTTCCTCTGCGTTTACTATATCGTCTGCATAAGTCTTTATTTTTGTTTCTTTTAAGTTGTCTTGTGCGTCTGCATAAGCTTTAGTCGCTTTTTCTGCGTCTTGTTGTGTTTTTTTTACTAACGTTTCAACATCTTCTGGCGCTGGTGTAACATCTGTTGCTACCGTCCCTTTTTCTAATTGCCAATCAGTAATATAAAAACTTTTATACGTTCCGTCAGCGTTTTTAATTGCTGGGTA